AGGCAGCAGTGGAGAATCCACAGTCCACGATTATGTGCTTTGCACAGAATGCGGACGTTTCTATCCGCCAGCAGCAGTCCGCCATCTATGACGCTTTGCCAGAGGAGTATAGGGTGAAGGTACTGGGCACTGAGGAGAACATCTCCTACACGCGGAAGAATGGCTTCAGCAAGTCGAGTCTCATCCTGCCCAACAGCAAGAGTTCAATCATATTCAAGACCTATGCCCAGTTCTTGAACAACGACACCATCCTTGAGGGTGCTGAGTTGGGATGCCGCGATCCCAAGTGGCTTAACATTGGAGCGTGGTGCGACGAGTATTTGATTGGGCCTGAGCTTCTGGCTACGCTGCGCTTCCGCTTGGCTACGCGCAACAGTAAGCTGGTGGTGACGTTTACGCCCGTGGATGGCTACACGGAGGTGGTGCGTGACTACGTGCAGGGGGCTGAGACGCTGCGTACAAAGGAGGCTGAACTGCTCGGTGGTAGATCGGTGCCCTACTTGCAGCGGTCTAGGAACCGAGACGCTGGCATCATCTACTTCCACAGCAAGGACAACCCCTTTGGCGGGTATGACCGTATCTCCAAGGACTTGGCGGGACGACCGGAGAATGAGATTCTCACTCGTGCGTATGGCATTGCCACGAAGTCCATGTCCACGAAGTTCCCCAATTTCTCGCGGGAAGTGAACGTCATCCCCCATGAGAAGATTGATTTGAAGAACAAGACCAAGTACATGGTGCTTGATCCGGCGGGGCGTAAGAACTGGTTCATGTGCTGGGTTGCCGTGGATGAGAGCGACACTTGGTTCGTCTATCGTGAGTGGCCTGATGGCAACGTAGGCGACTGGGCCAAGTGGCATGGCGGCAAGTGGTCAGGTGGCGAGGCAGCTAAAGGACTTGGCTACGGGATTAGGGACTACGTTGATCTCATCACCAGCATGGAGTCCGAGACCAACGACACCATCTTTGAGCGGCTGATTGATCCACGGCTAGGTGCTGCCAAGTACCAGACGCAGGAGGGTGCCTCGTCCATCATTGAGGACTTGTCTGACGCTGGTCTTGTGTTCATCCCTGCTCCCGGCATTGACATTGAGGACGGGCTGCAAGCGTTGCAGACCAAGATGTCCTACAACAAGAAGAAGCCTATTGATTCGATGAATAGGCCGCATTTCTACGTCTCTGACAGATGCCAGAACATCATCTCGGCATTGCAGGAGTACACCGCTGAAGGCGGGCAGGATGAGGCTTGGAAAGACCCTATTGATGTAATACGCTATTTGGCAGTGAGCGGAGTCGGATATGTTTCTCCAGACTCTATGAAAACTAAAGTCGGTTCAAGAGGTGGCTACTAATGAAAAAAATCAAACCCAAGGTTAAGGCTCCCATCGAAGATGCGGTTGCTGTTGTTGAGCCCGTCATCATTCCCGTTGTCGAGGAACCTAAGCAAACCGACACGTTCATGGCAAAAGTGCTGCGTCAGGCAAATAACCCGCAGTGGGTCTATTGCACTGCTGTAGACCGCGACATTGGATGCATCCATGTTGCTATTCCCCGTCGCCTAACGCAGAAACTTGTAAACAAAAACATTGAAGTCGAAGCAATTACGGATCAGTCCGGCACGTCCTATCGTTATGTTGTTGGACAACAGCATTGATCCTACAACGGATAAGAAGTGGCTATTGGGTCACTCCGACAGGCTCATTGCTTACGAGTATGCGTTGACTTCCCAGAAGAACAGCGCAGTAGAGATGTTTCCTGATGAGTTGGCGGACAAGATTGGTCGCCCAAAGGAATACGTCACCAACATCATCAAGAACGCCATGTCTCACGCAAAAGCGTGCTATCATAACAACCAACTCTATGCAAGAAACAAAGTCTCAGCACGCACTCACATTTGTTGATCAGGATGGGCCTGACGTTGTTGTGCTGCGTGGGGCGTATGATAGGACGCTCACTGAGCTTTCCAGCTACTTCAATCAGTGCATTACCAGCGGGGACAACCGTCGCTGCAATTGGCCGGGGAAGTCTTCCGATATGCGGAAGCATGGTGCTGATGCTTTCCCGTGGGAAGGTGCGTCCGACACCGAGGCACGCATCATTGACGAGCGCATCAACAACTACGTCTCGTTGTTCATGGCTTCGCTTGCTCGTGCCAACATTCGGGCCTATCCCACTGAGCACTCCGACACTGGTCGCGCACGGGTAGTCAGCGCATTCCTCAAGTGGATGGTGGCGTCGTACATCCCGCGTTTCCGCGAGGAGATGGAGCTTGGTGCTAACTACTTCCTTGAGCGCGGGCTAATGATTACGTACATTGGCTGGGAGCGCATGGAGAAGAAGTATCTCCAGAAGATTGACCTCAACCAGATTGCCACGAGTTCGCCAGATTTGGCTCGTCTCATCATCGAGGGCAAGAATGACGATGATGTCATTGCCATGTTCAAGTCGGTCTATCCCGATCTTGTGGACAAGCGGGCCAAGAAGGCTTTGAAGGAACTCCGCGAGAAGGGTGTTGGCGAGATTCCCATTAGCCGCCTGTCGGTGGATCGTCCGTTCTTGCAGACGTGTGCCCCTGATGGCGACGTGTTCTTCCCGTCCTACTGCATTGATCCCCAGCGTGCTCCCTTCGTCTTCTATCGCACGTTCCTGACGGTGCAGGAAGTGTTGTCCCGCGTCACCTCTGATGGCTGGGATGAGTCTTGGTCGGAGTATGTCTGCTCCAAGTATCGTGGCGTAAACACGTACAATCTGGAGAGCGTCTATGGCACCCGCAGCTCGTCTACGACCCGCTATCGCCAGCAGTACAACGCCAACGAACTCATCGAGGTGGTGTACGGCTTCCAGCGTCTGATTGACTCTGAGGACGGCTCTGAGGGCATCTACTGCACCATCTTCCACCCGAAGTGGTCTGGTGATGCCAAGGTTCAGGGCTACGCCAAGTTTGAGCTTCTGAACGGCTACAACGACTATCCTTTTGTCGTCACTCGTCTAAGCAATGCATCCAAGCGGATGTACGACATCGAGACGTTCTCGGACCTTCTCCGTGGGCCACAGGATCAGGTGAAGGCTGAGCGCGATAGCCGCACTGACCGCAATAGTCTGGCGACTCTGCCGCCAATCCTGCATCCTCCCGGCAATGCTCCGTCAGACTACGGTCCCGGTCGCTACATTCCCGTGCGCCGTGCTGGTGAGATTAGCTTTGGGCCTACGCCTCCGTACAACCCGGGTTCCATTGAGATGGAGCGCACGATGATTGGCGCAGCCGACAAGATTGTTGGGCTTGCCGTTGACGATCCTCTGTCTGCCATTCGCCAGCAATACTTCGTCAACAAGTTCCTGTCCCACACGCAGGATGTAATCAAGATGGCGTTTAAGTGCTATCAGCGGTTTGGCCCAGATCAGGTGTTCTTCCGCGTCACTGGCGTGGCTGACCCCATGCAGTTTGAGAAGGGCAATCCTGACGAGGACTTCGACATCAAGATTAGCTTTGATGTGCTGAACAACGATCCTGAGACGCAGGAAGCTCGCCTAGGCCAATTTGTAAACCTTTTGCAATTGGACAAGAACGGGCGCATCAACACTGACAGCCTCCTTGAGTCGATGGCTGCTGCTATTGATCCCATCATGGCTGACGCCATCTTGCAGCCAGCAGAACAAGCCTCTCAGCAAGTTGTTAAGTTGGTTACGGATGACCTCTCTAAGATTTTTGCTGGCATTGAGATGCCTGCTCGCCCTAACGGCGCTCAGGTTGCCCTCCAAGTTATCCAGCAATATGTCGCTCAGCCTGATGTTGCTCAGCGAGTGGAGCAAGATGAGGCATTCCGTGGACGCCTTGAGAAGTATGTCCAGCAGTATCAGTTTGCCCTCACTCAGATGCAGAATGCCCAGATTGGGCGGGTTGGTACCGCTCCAGCGCAAATGGGGCAAATGAACACTCAAAGCGTTCAGTAGTCCTAGCTCCCTTAGTTTCTAGTGGTTGTCACTTCGTGATTAATCTTATTCGATCCGTTCAGTCGCAGCCTTAATTAAGAAAACCCTTAATTAAGGCGGGCTAGTTACCACTGAAATTAAAAAGAACCCCCCGAAGAAAGGGGGAGTTTGAGGGGGAATTTTGACGTGTTGTCAAGCTTATTCGGTTGACAGCGGAAAATAACATCTATTTGCAATAGCTTATGAACATCTTCAACAAGAAGCATCCACTTGAACAGCAGATGGCTTTTCTGTCAGACCGCGAGCAGTTCCTCGACTTCCTCGACTGGATTTCCGCTGGACGTGAGAGCGCCATTGGCCAAATGCAGCGGGCACCTGATGGTCGTCTCCGCGAGATTAGCGGCAAGATTCAAGTGTACGATGAGATTCTCAATCTGTGCAACTACAACAACCTCCTGATGAAGCGAGCCGTGCGTATGTCCAACGGTTTGCCGGGATGATGTTATACTCCGATTTCGCAATGCCCGTGGCGTAAAGACGGCAACCTATGTCTACTGAAGTCCAAACGGCTAACGCAGGAGCCGACCAAAAACCTGTGGCGAAAAATATGTCGAATAGCGAGCTAATCGCTATGCGGTATAAGGCTCTAGGGGATGCTTCTAAGGTGCAAAAATCGCCTGAGAAACTTAGCCAAGAGTCGCAAGAGGTGGTTCCCGATAGTGCTCAAGCTCCAGAACAGGAAGTGCGGCAAGAAGAGCCTGCACCTACTCCAACGGAACAAGACGCTAAAGAGGAACAAAGAGTTCTTTCTAAGGACGTTGATTTGGATAGCATGAGTGAGGCAGAGCTTAAAGAGCTTTCCCAGAAACTCGGCAGCAAGGCAGTCGCCCGCTACGGCGAACTGACTGCCAAGCGTAAAGCAGCCGAGGAGCAACTGGAAGCACTTAAAGCCGACATTGCTAAACGTAGTTCAAACCAGTTGGAAGCCACGGTGAAGGATAATCCTTACGCCAACATTGACAATCCTAACGACCTCAAGTCGAAATATCAGGAAGTCACTGAGGTTATTGACTGGGCCGACGACTTGCTCGAAAAGGGCGAAGAACTCGGTTCCGACGATGTTTTGACGAACGTCAACGGAAAGGACTACAGCAAACGCGAAATCAAGGAAGCACTGCGGAAGGCGCGAAAAGCAAAAGAGGTCTACTTGCCCGATCAGGACAAGCAGATTAAAATTAGCGAAGATCGCAAAGCCTTCAAGAATGCCCTAGTTGAACGGGCTAAGACAGAGCTTCCTTGGCTGCAAGGAGAGGACAATGATGTGCGAAAGCAGTATGAGGCGATGGTTGGTGACAATCGGATTCGGGATATTGAAAAAATCCTGCCCGAGCTTGCGCCGCAATTGCCCTACTTGTTGGCTCACGCGGCCAATAGCCTGTATGCACGTCGCTCCGTTGACGCAAAGGTTGCGCCACGTCTCTCCCCGCCGTCTCTAGTGGTTAGCCAATCAACAGAATCCAATCAGCCCGAGACCCGTCAGTCAAAGGCCCTGAATGATCTCTCCAGCCGCTTTGGGAAAAGCGGGAGTTACAAGGACTTCAAAGCAATTCGTGCTCTTCAACATTCTAAACTCTAACTATCATGGCTTTTTCTAATACTTACAACGTTACTAATCCCGGCTCTGGTGTCTCCAATCGTGAAGACCTCACTGACGTTCTGACCATTCTGGCTCCCGAGGAGACTCCGGTCCTCTCGCTCGCCAACAAAAGCAAGGCTACGGCCACCTTCAATGAGTGGACTGTGGACGTGCTCGCTACACCGTCTGCGACGGGCATCCAAGAAGGTGCGGACATCACGACCTTTGCGGACAAGTTCGCTGGTCGTGCGCGTCTTGGCAATTACATCCAGCTCTTCCGCCGTGACTTCATGGTGAGCCAGCTCCAGCAGGCTGTGGAGTCGGTTGGCCCCGGTCGCATTGCCGAGGCTGAGTCGAAAGCTATTCGTGAGCTTAAACGCGACATGGAGAAGGTGCTTTGCGGCGATCAGGACCGTTCGGTTGAAGACGGCGCTTCTGCCCGTTACGTCAGCCGTGGCCTTGGTCTCTGGACCTCCAACACCCCCGGTGCTGACGTTCCGAGCAACTTCCGTACTCCTACGAGTTCTATTCACTCGACTGGCACGTTTACGGAGAACGTCTTCAACGGTCTGATTGCCTCCATCTTTAGCCAGACTGGCACGGTGGATAAGCTCTCGCTCGTTGCTGGTACGACCCTTCGCCGCACGGTGAGTGGTTTTGCCCGTTCGGACAACAATAGTGCGGAAAACGTCTATCACGTCAATCAAATGGCGACGGACAAGGAAATCACGCTCTCGGTGAACACCTATGACAGCGATTTCGGTCTCATCACCGTCATCAACGGCAATCCTGCGTGCTTGCCCAATTCGTCCCGTGGCTACATCATCAACCCGAGCTACATCGGTGTTGCTGAACTGATGAGCCTCGGCTCCACCCGGGTTCCCGATCAGGGTGGTGGTCAGCGTGGCTTCGTTGACGCCGCTGCTGGTTTGCAGGTCTTCAGTCCTCTTGCTCATGGCAAGATTGAGGTTGTCGCCTAATAACTAGTTGCTATCAAAAGCCCGTGTGGTAGAATACTGCACGGGCTTTTTTATGGAAATCATTACGTCAATCCCTCGTTATTCAGATGGTGAAGTCAATCGTGCGCTGATGCGCGAAATTACGACGGGGATTGCCTTGAAACAGGCTTGGGAGAATGAGCGTGAGAAGATTTGCTCGCAAGAGGTTCAGCGGATTAAGGACACGCAGAAGGCAAACATCAAAGGGATGCGTTGCGTGGCAGTGACTCCAGCGTGGGAGTGGTTCAATCTGCGTAACAAGTATGGCCATGAAGCCATGCACGACAAAGGCTTTGTGAAAGACTTCCAGAAGCGTTTTCCTAATTTGGCTCCAAACAAACTCTAATGCAAGAAGTCGCCTACAGCTCCATTTACAATCAAGTATGCGCTCTTGCGGGGGTAACTGACTTCACGATTCAAGAGCAAGTGTTGATTACGACGTTGGTTAATCGTCGCGCAAAGCTGGCGTATGAGGGGTCTGACTTTTGGCCGCGTTGGTTGGTTGTAGGTGAGAATCGCAGCTATCTTTCAACCACCGTCACTGCTGGTAGCTTTGTTGCTGGCTACACCTACACTATTTTGACAGTGGGTACCACTAACTGGACTAGCATTGGTGCCTCTGCCAACACGGTTGGCGTCGTATTTGTGGCTACGGGGGTAGGTAGTGGCACGGGCACAGCAACGCTTAACAGCAACATTGTTCCATACGAGAAGGCTGGATCACCCACCATCGACACCTACCTCCGTATCCATAAGAGTTACCAGCCGTTCTTCCAATACTCGTCTGTTGAGGTGGAATACTACGTTGACGGACTTGGTGCTCACGTAATGGGTGACACGATG